AAAACACTTGGTAAACAAATCTTCAAAGGTGATAGCAGAGCAATGAGTTTATACTTTGGTTACAGATATGGTAAACCAAAAGAGAGTGTAGACATAACATCAACAGATGGGTTTAATATTAACTTTAAAGATATTATAAAATTTAAGTGATAGAAGTAGACCCAAAGTATAAACCTATCCAAACATCAGATGCTAGGTACTATATTGTAACTGGTGGTCGTGGGTCGGGGAAATCGTATTCTATAAACTTACTTTTGTTGTTGCTCACTTTTGAAGCTGGGCATACAATCTTGTTTACTAGGTTTACATTATCATCTGCATACATTTCTATTATACCCGAGTTTATACATAAGATAGAAACACTTAACTTACAACACGTATTTTATATAACAAAAGATGAAATACGAAATAAGCTATCTGGTAGCAAGATAATCTTTAAAGGTATCAAGACATCAAGCGGTGACCAAACAGCCAACCTAAAGTCTTTAACAAACGTTTCAACGTGGGTAATGGATGAAGCAGAAGAACTACAAGATGAAAACATATTTGACAAGATAGATTTAAGTGTTAGAAACCTAAACCAAAAGAATAGGGTAATACTTATTTTAAACCCAGTTACAAAAGAGCATTGGATATACAATAGGTTCTTTGAAGATAAAGGTGTACAAGCTGGAACAAACTCAACCAAAGGAAATACAACCTACATACACACAACTTATTTAGATAACATAGAAAACCTATCTAAAAGCTATTTAGAGCAAATAGAAAACATTAAGAAACGCAGACCAGAGAAATACAAGCACCAAATGCTTGGTGGATGGTTAGACAAAGCAGAGGGTGTAATATTTACTAACTGGAAAATAGGTGAGTTTAAAAAAGTAGGTGTAAGTGTCTTTGGTCAAGATTATGGATTTGCCGCAGACGAGAACAGTTTAGTAGAAACCAACATAGACACAAACAACAAGATAATCTATTTAAAGGAATGTTTTTACTTGAAAGGTCTTACCACATCACAGATAGCTGAACTAAACCTTAAACACGCTAAAAACCATCTTATAGTAGGTGATAGTGCTGAACCTAGATTACTACACGAACTGAAAGCAAAAGGTTGCAATGTAGTCAAAGCAATAAAAGGTCAAGGTTCAATTACATACGGCATAGCATTACTACAAGACTATGATCTAGTTGTAGAAGAAAGCAGTATCAACTTAATCAAAGAACTAAACAACTACTCTTGGCTAGAAAAGAAGTCTAAAACACCACAAGACAAATTCAACCACATCATTGATGCAATCAGATATGCAATCTCATATCAACTACAAAATCCAAATAGAGGGAATTACTTTATATCATAAAAGTTATTAAATTATTTGTTGGTATGTTATTTATTTGTATATTGCAATATATTAACTAACAAAACAGATATGACAAACCAAGAAATTTTTTACAAAGGCATTGACAAGCTAGGCTTAACAGACAAACAAAAACTAGATGTTAAGATACTAGCATTAGAATATGCACATCAAGAATACACTAAAGCTGCAAAGCTAGGACACGATAGATTAATGGGTTATTTAGAAAAGCAATATGTATAGTAATTGTTGTGGTGCAGAAGCATCTTACTTAAGTGATGAATTATGTGGCTCTTGTTTAGAACACGCAGTATTTAACGAACTAGAAGAATAGATAAAACAGATATGAAAAAGATAATAGATAAATTCCTAATTAAAAGAAGCATCAGACCATACAAGGTAGTACCTTTGTCAACTGGTGTTATTGTAGAACATTACCGTAATGGTAAATTAAAAACAGAATATTATGAATAGATTAGCAGAAATAATAGAAACATATATCAATGGGAACATAACCATTGCTAAAAAAGAATTTATGTATTGGAAGATAGATTTAATTCAAATAATAGAATGTAGTGAATTATTTGGGTTGCGTAAAACTATAAAAATATTAAAGGCTATCGGTTTAAGTGATATGTATATTATTAATTCATTTCACGATTATGATAGACAAAACATTGATGAAGCAAAAGAAATACTTTTAAATAACTTTTATTAAAAACAGAATATTATGGATTGGTATAGCCCCCCAGAATACAAAGATTATGAATGCAGCGAATGCGGTGCAGAAATAGAAAAGCCCGGTGTGTGTAGTGGCACTTGTCACGAGGCAAGTATGATTTAGTTAAGTTGAGTTTTGTTTAAGAGGTGCATCAGAAATGGTGTACCTTTTTTTATTATATTTACCTTACTATAAAAAACCATTTTAAAAACGTTATATAAGTATGAATATCAATATTACAGTACCAAATGATTTAAGTGAGATTACTTTAAGGCAGTATAAGCACTTTCTAAAAATACAGAAAAATGTAGATGATGAAAGTTTTTTAAATGCAAAGATCATTGAGATTTTCTGCAAGTTAAACCTTGAAGATGTAATGAGGTTGAAGTTTAATGATAGTGAACTAATAGTAAGTACACTTACAGAAATGTTTGAGCAGAAGCCTAACCTAGTTAGAAGTTTTAAGCTAAACAATATTAACTATGGGTTTCATCCACAACTAGATGATTTAACATTAGGTGAGTACATAGATTTAGACACCTTTATTGGTGATTGGGAAAATATAGAAAAAGCTATGGCAGTTTTATATAGACCAGTAGTAAACAAGATAAAAGACAAATACACAATAGAAGAATACAAAGTAGGTGTAGATCAAGAGATTTTAGATATGCCTATGGATGCAGTATTGTCTTCAATTTTTTTTTTGTGGAATTTAGGACTGGACTTGTCGAAAACTATGATGAACTATTTGGACAAGGATCAAACACAAGCCTTGACGCAGTATCTAACTTCACAACCAAATGGGGCTGGTATAACTCAATTTACGGACTTGCTCAAGGAGACATTACAAGATATGAAAATATCACTAAACTAGGAGTACACGAATGTTTTATGATGCTATCCTTTATGAAAGACAAAGCAGAAGTAGAAGCAAAAAGAATTAAACAAAATTTCAAATGAGCCAACAAGGTATAAGAGGGTATTATCAATTAACCTCAACAATAGAAGAACAATTAAGAGGTACTGAATTTACCAATACAGTTTCTATTGGTGATATAAGCAAAGTAAACCTAAACAAGCAAGACATATTTCCATTGGCACATATGATTGTAAATAGTGTTTCAGCTGAAGAACAAGTGTTAAGGTTTAACATAAGTATACTAGCTTGTGATATTGTAGACCAATCAAAGGATATAACAACAGATAGGTTTACTGGCAATGATAATGAACAAGATATTTTAAACACACAACTACTAGTCTTAAACAAGCTTATACAGAAGTTAAGAATGGGATCATTACATACAGATATGTACCAACTAGATGGCAATCCAAGTTTAACACCATTTAATGATAGGTTTGAAAACCAACTTGCTGGATGGAGTGCTACAATGACTATATTAATTTACAATGATATATACATCTGCTAATGGAATTTAAAAATGTAGATGAAATATTACTATCCTTTGCACAATATGTTGTAGATGCATCAAAAGAAAACCTAACCAAAGATAAAAAAGGTGATGGTGATTTATATAATTCTTTAAGTTACACATTTGATAAAAGCCAAGATCAATTCTTATTAGATTTTCTAATGGAAGATTATGGTGTTTTTGTAGATAAAGGTGTGAAAGGTAAAACCTCAACCTACCCAGAAACAAGTGCAGCACTATCACAATTTCAATATGGTAGTGGCACTGGTGAAAAAGGTGGTTTAACAAAAGCACTTTACAATCCAGAAACAAAAAGTGGTTGGATAAAGAAAAAGAAGTTTCAATGGAGAGATAAAAAAACTGGAAGATTTTTGTCTTATGAAAGTATGAGTTATTTAATTGCAAGAAGCATTTACAACAAAGGTTTAAAAGCAAACTTATTCTTTACTACACCATTTGAACTAGGTTTACAAAACTTACCAAAACAATTAACAGATGCTTTTTCATTAGACATAGAAAACGCAATAATACTAGGATCAAAAAAATAAGATATGGATTGGACATTAGGCATAGCATTTCATTTTCCACATAACAGATTTATGTTAGGTTGGGAGTACATCGCAAAAGATGAAAGATATACATACACAACAATAAGGCTATATTTATTTATAGCTACACTAACACTAGACTTTTAAAATGGCAAATTTAGCATTAAGAAACCCACAGTTTAAATTTATAGAAGCAAGAGCATCTGCAAAGTCTGTTGTTTGCACAGTTACTATTGATGGAACTTTAAGGTATACACTTATAAAAAACCTACCTCTTATATTAACTGGTACACAAACCATTAATTTTGATATAGCTGAACTTGCAAGAGATTATATAGAGATTACCTATCAAACAGACTACGTGCCACAGAAAGTTGATATTTCAACAGTAATAAAAAGCTATACATTAATTAATGGAGCTGGTTCAGAAATTGATACAGTTACATATACAGATAAAGGATTTGAAGCCTATGGAACATTTGAAGAAGGTGTAAACCCAGAAGTACCTTTTAGAAATGTACCTACTTATTTAATACCTACAACTGATACAAACACCTTTACAATATTTGCACCTAATAATACTGCTGGTATAATACCAAACATTACAAGTTTAAATGGTTTAGTAGTAACACCTTATACGGTAAGTGATACAAGTGTAACAAATATTGATGGTGTTGTGTGTGACATAAAAAGAATAGATTGTACAAAGTATGGTATTGGTAATAAGATAACCTACATAAACAAGTATGGTGTGCAGCAAGACTTGTGGTTTTTCTTGAAAGAAACTAAAAACCTATCAAGAACAAATGAGGGTTACAAATCAAATACAATAACCTACCCAAGTGGTTCAAGTGCTACCTATTCAGTACAAAATGCACCTAACAAAGTATTCAATACACAAGCAAAACAAACACACACTTTAAGTAGTGGATATTATCCAGAGTTTGCAAATCAACAATTTGAAGAACTATTATTAAGTGAGTATGTTTGGTTTCATAAGCCTACAAGTGGTATTGGGGTTGGAACTTATATAGTTCTACCAGTTAAAGTTAAAACCTCATCAGTAGCTTTTAAAACAAGCGTAAACGATAGATTAATAGAATACACTATGGAGTTTGAAGAAGCCTTTGATTATATAAACAACATTAGATAAATGCGTAGACTACAATTATATATTGGTACTGAAAGAGTTGATTTATTTAAAGATGAAAGTGTTTTACTTACACAAACAATAAAGAATGTAAAAGACTTGGCAAAGGTGTTTACTGAATTTACACAAACCTTTTCTGTTCCAGCATCTAGTGTAAACAACAAGATATTTCAGCACTATTATAACTTTAATATAAGTGGTGGTTTTGATGCAAGAATTAAAGCAGATGCAAGATTAGAATTAAATGATTTACCTTTTAAAGATGGTAAAATAGCTTTGCAAGGTGTAAACTTAAAAAACAATGTTGCACACACATACAGAATTACTTTCTTTGGTAATACAGTAAACCTAAAAGATATATTAGGTGATGCTCAATTAAGCAGTTTAAGTTTCTCTGATTACTATGATAGGCTTTATGACTTTGCTACAGTAACTGGTGTGATGCAAGCTGGTCTTACTCCATTTATAGTACCTTTAATTACTCACACAAACAGATTAATATACAATAGTGGTAGTCACGTTGCATTTGATCCAGAGGCTACAATAAATAATTTATACCATCAAGGTAGTGGAAGTCCAAGCCAAAATGGTGTGTATTGGAATGAGTTTAAATATGCAGTAAGATTACAAAATATAATAGAAGCAATACAGACAAAATACGATATTACATTTTCTGATGATTTTTTTAATGATAATACCAATGAACAATTTTCAACATTGTATATGTGGTTGCACAGAAAAAGTGGTTCAGTAGAAAGACCAACACAAGTTGATTTTGTATACACAAGGCTAGTTGATTTGGTACAAACACAATCACAAGGTATTTCAAGTGTTACTAATGGTATTATAACTGTAAACATACCTACTAACGATGGGTTGCAACCAAATTTTTTAAGAGTTAATTTAGCACAAGCATCAGCAAACCCCTATAGTGTGCAAGTTTTAAGAAATGGCGGTTTAGTGGTTGGTGAATTAAATAGTGTAACTGGAAATCAGCAATTAGATATTCCAAGTGGTACAGATGGCTTCCAAAATAATTCAACATACACAATACAAATAGGTGGAGTTGTAACTTTTAACTCACAAGATATTATTGTAACTGTTGTGGCAACTGCAACATCTGGAGCAAGTGCAATAGACGAATATAAAAACAGTTTGCAATTTGGAACAAACCAAAGCAAAGAATTTAATATAGTTGAGCAAATACCAAAAATGAAGATTATAGATTTTCTTTCTGGCTTGTTTAATTTGTTTAACCTAACTGCTTATGTAAATAATGTTGGTGTGATTGTTGTACAACAGTTAGATAAATTTTATGAAAGAAATACAGTTTTAAGTGCTGGTTTTATTTCTAGAGTTGAAGCTGATGGAGGTGTTGTTGAGTCACCTTTATGCATTGATTATACACTTGGTATTCAAATACAAAAAATTAACATAGATAAATACCTAGATACTACAAAATCAACATCAGATGTTGCACTACCTTACAATAAGATTAATTTTAGCTACAAAGGTTTAGGCACTTTATTATCACAACAATTTAATCAGCTTACCAATAGTGGTTGGGGTAGTTTAAGCTACACATTGGATGGTGATATTTTTGATGCACCAAGTGAACCATATGAAATAGAAGTACCATTTGAGCATATGCAGTTTGAAAGGTTGTATGATCAAGGTAATTCACCACCAACATCAACAGATGTACAATGGGGTTATTCTGTAAATGAAAACTTACAATCATATATAGGTGAACCATTAATTTTTTATGGTATACCAATAACCAATGGAACAAATATTAGAATTAGAGATACAGTTTTAAATAATAATGTTGCAGATATTGTTAATTATATTATACCATCAAATAGTTTTTCTATTGCACCATCTACAAGTAGAATAAATATACATTTTCAAAATGAACTAAATGAGTATTTGGCTAATGAACCAGATAGTCTTGTTGGGGGTGATAATGCTTTAGGCTTTACAGATACTTTATTTCAAACTGATTACAGAGAGTACATACAAGATGTGTTTAACTTAAGAAGAAGATTGTTAAAGGTTACTGCATACCTACCAATGAAAGTATATTATAACTTAAAACTAAATGACTTAATAGAAATAGGTCAAGACACTTATAAGATAAATTCATTAACAACAGATTTAACAACTGGTAAAACAGAATTTGAATTACTAAACACAATATTATGATCAAGAATATAATAGACTTGCTACAAGTTGTTGAAGCTGATACTGAAAACATAAGAATAGCACAAGGAAAATATAAGTTACCAGAAACATTAAAAGAGGGTTACAAACAAATTAAAAGAGATTTAAAATGGCTATAAATATTGTTGCTAATTTAGAAGCTAATACCAAAGAAGCGGTACGGCAAGTTGATAAAGTAAATGAAAAGGTAAAAGAGGTAAGTAGAAATGCTAAAAAAGCTGGTGATGATCTTACAGAGAGTATGGTCATTGGTAATGCAGCAGTAAAGCAAGTTGATAAAGTTACTGGTGGTCTTGCATCTAGTTTAGTAAAAGTTGCAAAGGCTGCTAAATTAAGTGGTAAGGCAATGAGGGTTGCTCTTTTATCTACTGGTATTGGTGCTATTACTATTGCAGTTGGTTTGCTTGTTGAATATTGGGATGAAATAACAGATTTAATAAATGGTTCTAATAAAGAACTAGAAAAGCAAATAGTATTAAATAATCAAAACCTAGATGCAGTTGATAGAAAATTAAGAAATACAAGAAACCAAATAGAACTAGAAAAAAAACAAGGTAAAAATGTTGATGCTTTAATAGAAAAAGAAAAGGCTTTAATTGAGGAAAAAAGAAAAACTATGTTAGCTCAAATAGAGCTAGAAAAAAGTAATTTAAGAAATTTACAAACTGAAGCTGAAACTCTAACTACAATGGAGTTTATCAGACAAGGTAAAAAAGGTATT